GCAAAAGCATTAGAAGATTTAGGTGTTATAGTACATAGACCTAAAATTATAGATTGGGACAAAAAGAATTACGATATAGGCCAAGGTTGGAACACAAAAGGCTGGTACAGTTGGTGTCCACGTGATTTGATTCTACCATTAGGCGACATGCTTATTGAAACACCTACTCCTGTGAGAGCAAGATATTTTGAAACAAGATTATATGAGGACATAATGTATGAAGCATTTGAAGATGGAGCATTATGGTTTTCAGCACCTAAGCCAAAGTTACATGACGACATGTACACATTTGAAGATATAGAAAACAAACCAACACTATTAGATCATGAAATATGTTTTGATGCACCAAACATTGTAAGAGTAGGAAGAGACTTATTATATCAAGTTAGTAACTCAGGAAACATGAAAGGTTACAAATGGCTAAAAAGATTATTAGAACCTATGGGATATAAATTACATTATAGTGAACTATACAGTTTTGCTCACTTTGATAGTACCATTGTTCCACTAAGACCTGGACTAGTACTAATGAATAGTTCAAGAGTAACTCCAGATAACTGTCCTGAAATGTTTGCTAAATGGGACAAAATTTGGTTTGATGATTGTGTAGTACAAGGAAGTAAATTAGCAGACGAAGGCTATATGCCACCATGTTCACCATACATTGGTATGAACTTACTCAGTGTAGACGAGAATACGGTAGTCTTAGACTCAGCACAAGAGCCTCTAATGCGAGAACTTGACAAGTATGGTATCAATAGTGTACCTGTTCAATTCCGTCACTCTATGACGCTCTCAGGCGGCATACATTGTGCTACTTTGGACTTAAGACGTAAAGGAACATTAGAGAGTTATTGTGATTAGTTATGGTAATATAAAAATCGACATACCACATGCTCAATTAGAGAATATACGGTATGAGGATTATTTTCAATGTTATCAACAATATGATAAAATTGAAAAATATTATACTAAACATAATAGTAGTATTTGGCAGATGTTTGAGGAATCACCTGATTGGGTGCATAATCTAGCAACAAAACTTCCTCAAGACTTTGATCATCATGTTGTAAGTACTATAAAAGTAGAACCAGGTCAAACTATTCCACATCATGTAGATAAACATTTTAAATTAAAACAAGAACATGGCGATGGCATAAGCCATCGTTACCTTATATTTTTAGAGGATTGGAAACGTGGTCATTATTATGAAGTACATGACCAACCTTTCGTAAAATGGCGTAAAGGAGATTGGGTAAAGTTTGGTATAGATGATTGGCACTTAGCAGGTAATATGGGAGATGAACCTTTTTACTCTGCCCAGGTAACTGTACTTAAAAATGTTTAAAGGCCATGTTGACATAAGTCATATAGATGACGAAATGCTACACAGGTTAAAATTTGTTGAACATACAAATACAGTATATAGTGCAGGCTATTGGGATAGAAAAGGTGTTGCAGTTCCAGAGTATCCCTATGATGCTCCTTGGGTTTGGCAAGTATTCGAATCAGATTGTCCGGATTGGGTGTCAAAATGTAAAGGTTTATTTCCTTGGCTAAAGCATAGTATTGTTACAGTAAATAAAATACTTCCTGGAAGATTTATTGCACCGCATACAGATACACTTTTTAAAATGCAACAAAAAGTAAAAGAGCAAAATTTAGATGTTGCTAATTTACACCCAATTAGAATAAATTTATTTTTACAAGATAGATTAGAAGGACATTATTTTGAAATGGAAAATGAAGCATGGATTGATTATGTTAAAGGAGATTACACAATTATCAAACCTAATTGTGTGCACCTTGTTGCTAACTTAGGATATCAAACTAGATTCACAATGCAAATTACAGGATTTGCAAAACATGAGGATATAACATGAGAATATTCATAACAGGAGCAGACGGTTTTATAGGTCAGCACATGGTTGAAAGACTAAAAGACAAACATGAATTAGGTTTTCTAAAAGAAGATTTAAGAGATCACGAAAAAGTAGGTTTTCAAATAAGACAATTTGATCCTGAAATTATTGTACACTTGGCGGCGAGAACAGAAGTAGAACAGAGTTTTTATGAGCAAATTGCATTTAGTGATATAAATTACACAGGTACAGTAAATTTAATTGAGGTTGCAAAAGATTTACCTAACTTAAAAAACTTTGTGTTTGCAAGTACAATGGAAGTGTACGGCTGGCAACCTATTAGTGATATTATTAGAGATGGAAAAGAAGAAGGTATTATTGCATTTAATGAAGCAACACCTCCTAATCCTAATGCTCCCTACGCCGTTGCAAAGTATGGTTGTGAAAAGTATTTAGAATATGCTCACAGAAGTTACGGTTTACCTTTTACAGCAATACGACAAACAAATGCATACGGTAGAAAAGACAATAACTTTTTTGTTACAGAGCAAATCATTTATCAAATGCTTAATAATGAGAAAGAAATTAATTTAGGGTATGGTGAGCCTTATAGAAATTTTATTTACATCGATGATCTTTTAGATGCATGGGAAACAGTAATTAATAATCCAGAAAAATGTGCAGGTGAAATATTTTGTATAGGTCCTGACAATGCAATTAAAATTAAGGACTATGTAAAATTAATTGCAAGTAAGTTAGATTGGAACGGACATGTAAATTGGAATACAAAGCCAAAACGTCCTGGGGAAATATTTTTATTAAACAGCACAAACCATAAAATCACATCAAGACTAGGGTGGTTTCCAAAAGTAGAACTTAGTGAAGGCTTAGATAAAACTATTAAATCATGGAAAAACATCATAGAAAACAACTTGCCATATAATCAAAGAAAAAATTTTAGTAGAGGAAAATAATACTTGACAAAAATTTTATACCTGTTATAATTTAATTTTAATAGGAGTGATGTATGTTTACTTTTGAAAGTTTTTTATTTTTATCTTTTGTTATTTGTAACTCTTACTTTATGTATAGAGCGGGAGAAAATAACGGAAAATTCTTAGGAATGCTTCATATTACTCAGTTTTACAAGCAAAAAAGTGTGCTAAAAGATAAGTCAGATATATTAGGTTTTAAAAATTGGCCTTTACCAATACAGGTGCTTTTTGAACAACCTGATATAAATAACTTCAAAGACTGAGAATGAATGGCAAGAAGAAAGACTAAATCACGTTCTGTTTATATAACCACAGAACCTAACTGGAAGGAATTGAGTCTCCTTACAGATCCTGCTGAGCGAGATATAGCATTTAGAAAATGCGAATATTTTGTACGCACAGAGATTGCAAGTAAGAAAACAGTTCCTGTAGTTAAAGACTGGATAAAAAATAAATCAGGTTGGGATAAAGAAGAAATTAAGTTAATACTTGTAAATCCAGATTGGGCATTTGGCCCTGCAGGTAATTCTTTATTTGTTGAAAGCAAGTTAGGATATATGCCTGATAATGTAACTAAGCATTATGAACGTAGAAAAGAAGAATGGATTGCAAGAGGAAAAAAATTAATTTTAGAGAAAGCAACAGCAGAAGCAGAAAAACCTAAAAAGAAAGTTATTAGCATTCAAGAAAGAATGAGACAACAAATGTCTGATCTATGTGGAGAATTTGAGCATCAAATAGATATGGTATTAGAAAAAGAAATGTCATTTAAAGATTTTGATCCTTATAAAGACATGATTACATATACTCCTGAAGTAAAAGCCAATCATGCTAAAATTATAAAAGAGTTATTTGAAGAGCAATATGCAGAAGCATTAGAAGTAAAAGAATGGAAAGACGAGCAATTAAAAGAAGGCTATAGTCATTTAGATGCTAAACAGAGAAAAGAGTTTGTATCAATGTTTGAAATAATCAATAAAGCATGTGACACAATTATCGAAACTAAAAAAGCAACTCGAAAAGCAAGAAAGCCTAGAGCAAGAAGTAAAGAAACAATAGTTAAAAAATTAAAATATCAAATTAATGACAGCGAACTAGGAATTGCCAGTATTGCTCCTACTGAAGTTGTAAATGCAAACGAATTATGGGTTTACAATACAAAAACTAGGAAGATAGGTGTTTACCATGCAAGAAGTAAAGATCCTAGAAATATGGGTAGAGATGGACTTACAGTTAAAGGTACAACTATAAAAGATTTCGACCCAGACACAAGTTTACAAAAAACACTTAGAAAACCTAAAGAGCAAATATCAAATTGGACAGGAAAAGCAAAAACTAAGTTTGCTAAAGCATTTGACGAAGTAAAAACAGTAGAAAGTAAAATGAACGGCAGGATTAATGATAGCACTATTTTACTGAAAGTTTTCTGATAAATAGTAGTATGCCACAAGATCAAATAGGATATAAAAGCAGAGAAGACCTTATAAAAGAGTTACAACTTCGTTTGGCTGATAATATAGTAGATGTTGAACTAGATAGAGAACATTATGATGTTGCTATTGATAAAGCAATCGCACTATATAGACAGTTAAGTGCAGGTAGTACAGAAGAAAGTATCATCTTTGTAACAACACAAGATGCCCAAACTGAATATACTTTACCAGATGAAGTAATGGAAGTTAGGCGAATATATCGTAGAGGTATAGGTACTAACAGTGGTGGCGGTACTAACTTTGATCCATTTGATGTTGCATTCAACAATATGTACATGCTACAAGCAGGACAAATAGGTGGACTTGCAGTATTTGATGCATTTGCACAATACAAAGAAACTATAGGTCGTGTGTTTGGTAGTCAGTATAATTTTTTATGGAATAGAAATACTAAGCAATTAAAAATCTTACGCAACGTAAGACATGAAGAAGAAATAGCAATTGGTGTATATAATTTTATACCAGAAAGCATTTTACTAAAAGATGTTTATGCTTCTAATTGGCTTGGTACTTATGCACTTGCTCAATCGAAATTGATGCTTGGTGAAGCAAGAAGTAAATATGTTAGTGGACTTCCTGGAGCAGGCGGAGCCATTCAGTTAAATGGTGAAGCATTAAAATCAGAAGCAACTGTAATGATGGATACTCTAAAAGAAGGAATTAAAAACTTCGAAGAAGGTGGTACACCATATAATTTCATAATTGGATAATGATAGTAGGATTAGTAGGATTTATAGGTTCAGGTAAAGATACCGTAGCAAAACAATTTGTACAACAAGGCTGTGTACAAGACTCATTCGCAGGCCCATTAAAAGATATGTGTTCAACTGTATTTGGTTGGGACAGAGAAATGATTGAGGGCGAAACTGTAGAAAGTAGAGATTTCAGAGAAACACCCGATATTTTTTGGAGTAAAAAATTAGGTATTCCTAACTTTACTCCTAGACTTGCATTGCAACTAATAGGTACAGAAGTACTTAGAAACCATTTTAGTCAAGATATTTGGCTTAATAGTTTAGAATACAGAATAAGAAGAAACAACGAAACCAATTGTGTTGTAATAAGTGATGCTCGTTTTAGAAATGAATTAGATCTTATTAAGAGTATGGGCGGAGTAATTATTTGGGTACAACGTGGAGAGTTGCCTGAATGGTTTGATACTGCAAAAACGGCCTATAATAATGCGATTTCTCGTAAAATTATGGAAACAAAATACAGAGATGTTCATGAAAGTGAGTGGAATTGGGCAGGTTATCCTGTAGATTTTACTATTAAGAATGACGGAACACTTGAAGAATTGCAGGACAAAGTACAAATTATAAGCAAAGAAATACTTAATAAACGCCTTAAAATAGTATAATACCCCATAATATCGTGTAATTTCTATAATACCGATATTTTCCTTGATTTAGATAAATACTTACATACTAATTTAGAATATATCGATATATTAGGAGAATTATTATGGCAACATTAGTAAGTCCTGGTGTTAGTTTAAGTGTATCCGATGAAAGTTTTTACGCCCCGGCTGGAACTGGATCGGTTCCTTTGATCGTAATTGCAACCGCTCAAGACAAATCAAGTCCAGACGGTTCAGGAACGAGTTCTTATACTACATCAGCAAACGCAGGTAAACTCTACCAGATATCAAGTCAAAGAGAGTTATTACAAAATTATGGAAATCCTGTTTTCAAAACATCAGGTGGAACACCATTACACGGTAATGAACAAAACGAATATGGTTTGTTCGCCGCTTATAGTTTCCTCGGAATAGCAAATAGAGCCTATGTTTTAAGAGCAGATATAGATTTAGACGAACTTTCACCTAGTGCAAGTATTCCTACCCTTAAACCAGCCGATGGTGCATATTGGTTAGATGCTGACGACAGTAAGTTTGGTCTTAAAAAATACAGTGGATCTGCTTGGGAATTACAAACAGTTAAAATTCCTGCTAGTACAGATATAAAAGCAGACAACACACCTAAAACAGCATTTGGTGTGAACGGCGATTTTGCCGCAGTTTTATATGCAGACGATGGAACTACTCAACCAATAATTAACTTTTTCCAAAAGTTAAATGGTTCATGGCAACCTTTAGGTTCAAGTGCATGGAGTTCTGCAGTTAGCGGTTCAGCAGGTGATTTCCAATTTGCTAAACATACAAATATACCATCCACTAAAGAAGGTGGTGGCGCCTTAACAGCAGGTGATGTCTTTATTCAGACAACAGCGGCAAACAATGGTGCAAATATTATTGTTAAAAAATACAATGCTTCTACAGATACTTTCTCTACAGAAAGTGTTGCACTAGCGGCAGAATCAAATACAGTTTATGCTGACACTTATACAAGTCCAAAAGCAGGTGACCTTTGGGGTGACATTGGTGACTTGGCAACAGGTGCTCAACTAGACCTTAAAAAACATAATGGTTCATCATCATTATCAGTAACAGGTACTGCTATATCAGACGGATTTGACTTTAGTGCTCATGCTGGAAAAACATCATTAGGATTTAAATATAACAACGGTTCACAAGTAAATGTTACACTTGCAAACGTTGACGGTTCTAATGTAAGTTCAGTTTCAGTAGACGACGTAGCGGCAAGTTTTAACAACGCAGTTACAACAGAACCTCTAAGTTTTTCAAATGCTTCAGGTAAATTATCAATTACTGTAAGCGATGGAAAAGATGTTCAAATAGTTGATGGTAACGTTTCAGGCTTTACTGCGGCAAATGTTGGATTAAGTTCATCAGTTGCTTATAGTAACTTTGAACGTTTAACTAAAACTGCAAGTAATAGTGCAATTACAGGTGCGGCAGTCAACGGTACATTATGGTATGATAATACTGTAGATAACGATAGTGTTGATATTCTTGTACAAGGAAACGCAACATGGGAGTCATACTCATTTGATGTACAATTTGCGGCAAGTTCACCAACAACACAAGGTGACGGTTCAAGTTCATTAGTAAATGGTGACCTTTGGATTGACAGCAGTGATTTAGAAAACTTCCCTAAAATCTACAAAAGAGTATCAGGTGCTTGGGCATTAGTAGATAATACAGACCAAGTAACTTCAGATGGTATTGTTTTTGGTGACTTTAGAGCAAGTTCAAGTGGATCATTAATTTCTAGTGCAAACGGACTACCAAGTGCATCATTATACCCAGCAGGAATACTTGCTTGGAATAAAATGGCATCAGTAGGAAACGTTAAGAAGTATGATTCAAGTGCATCTTTATGGAAAGATGAGTCAGGTAATAAAAATGATGGCTCACCTTACATGATGAGAAAAGCACAAAGACAAATCATTGTTAAGGCTATGCAGTCTGCATTAAACAGCAACGATGACGTAAACAACGAGTCTAATAGATTTAACTTAATAGCGGCTCCAGGATATCCTGAACTGCTTGATGAAATGATTTCTGTTAGTACTTCTAGAAAAGATACAGTATTTGCAGTTGCAGATTCGCCATTAAGATTGGCCGCTGACGCAACAAGTACTCAAAACTGGGCAACTAACGCCAACAATGCATCAGAAAATGGTGAAGATGGTTTAGTAAGTAGTTCATACAATGCCGCAGTTTACTATCCACATGGACTAGCAAGTAACTTAGACGGTACAAACGTTATGGTTCCAGCATCACATATTGCTTTAAGAACTATTGCATTTAATGATCAGGTAGCATTCCCCTGGTTTGCTCCAGCAGGCTTCCAAAGAGGTCTTGTAAACAACGCAACTAGTGTTGGTTACCTAAATGCTACAAGTGGTGAGTTTGAAGCAGTAGCACTAAGTGAAGGTCAAAGAGACAGTCTATACAGTAATAAAGTCAATCCAATTGGGAACTTCCCAGGAAGAGGACTTGCTGTATTTGGACAAAAAACTCTTAATCCAAGTGCAAGTGCATTAGATAGAATTAACGTTGCAAGGTTAGTGATCTATATCAGAGAACAACTTGACGATGCAGTTAAACCATTCTTATTTGAACCAAATGATGAAGTTACAAGAACAAATGCTAAAACAGTTGTTGACAGATTCTTAGGTCAATTGGTAACTCAAAGAGGTTTATTTGATTTTATTACAGTTTGTGATACTACAAATAATACAGCGGCGAGAATAGACAGAAACGAATTGCATATTGATGTTGCGATACAACCAATCAAAGCAGTTGAGTTTATCTATATACCGATTAGAATCCAAAACACATTGGGTCAAACAGGTTAATTTTAACTTAAAACTTAAAAAGGGCGGTTTTATCGCCCTTTTTTTGTGATTATTAAAACTAGAGTTAATGTTTTTGGTGTAGAAATGATAAATATTCGTATAACATAAAGGCTCATAGGAGAAAGCAAATGGCAACATCAGGCGCAACAACAGAAACCAAAAGTAAATTTGGTGTACCTATTACTGATGCTACCGGTTCTGGTATTTTAATGCCTAAACTGAAATATCGTTTTAGGGTAAGTTTTTTGAACAACTTCGGTGGAGAGGTTGAAGCAAAAGTCTTAACTCAAAACATTCAGAATGTAAAAAGACCTAACATAAGTGTTGAGGATATGATTATTGATAGTTATAACTCAAGAAGTTATCTACAAGGTAAGCACACTTGGGAACCTATTACAGTAACAATTAGGGATGATATAACAAACCAAGTAGCAAAATCCGTAGGTGCTCAGGTTCAAAGGCAAATTAACCACTTTCAACAAACTACTCCAGCCGCAGGATCAGACTATAAGTTTGATATGCAGATTGAAGTATTAGACGGAGTAAACGCAGGATCAACTGAAGTTTGGTTCCTAGAAGGATGTTATTTGCAAAGTGTTGATTACAGTGATCAAGACTATTCAACAAGTGAACCAGTACAGATCTTACTTACAGTTAGATACGATAACGCAGTACACTTTGATGGTGATAATACAATCAATGATAGAATTACAGCAGGTGATCCGTTCCCAGCAGAGAGTGGAGCCGGCGATACTGGCGTTATAGCATAATAAATTGATCGGGAGTTTCTAGATGGCCGATTTTATTAAATTCTTGGGAAAGAATAATAGAAACAGTTTCTATTTAAGAGACTTCCGAAACAATTACAGGTTTAGACCTGACGTAAATCCCCCTCGTCAACAATTTGCAGGATATGTAAATTTTATTTTCAATAGAAATCTTCCTGAATTTTTAAATCTTGAAAAAGCAACTTTTAAAACCAGCATAAGCAGTTTGATTAGAAGTAGTACACTTCCTGGTGTACAGTTTAGAACACAGAAGAAAAATGCATATAACAAACCAAGAATTGTTCAAACAGGTGTAGATTTTAACGCAATTGATATAAGAGTATTCGATACTATCAATAACGAATGGCTAACTACATTGATGAGATATTTTGCATACCTATATACTAATCCTAGAAATAGAAGTGGTACAGATAGAGATGTAAAAGGTATGACTAGATTCGAAGATGAGATTAGCGAAAACGCAACATTCAATAGTTTAGAAGCAGGACTTGACTTACAACAAGATGCACACTTCTTTGAAAGAGTTGATATAATTTTATATCACGGAGGCAGAGGTGTACAGTATAGTTTAAGCGATCCTGTTATCAGTGGTTTTCAAAATAATTCATTAGATTATGCATCAAGCGATTTCATGGAGTTTAATTTACAATTAGAATATGAAAACTTTACTGTTCATGACATTCTCAATTTTGATCTAACAGCAGTCGATCTAGATCGCTTTGAAAAAGTTGGATCATTAGACTTTAAAACTGAAAACATTATTGTTCAACCTATTGCATTACAAAAAGAAACTCCGTTAGATTTCTTAGGTCAACATAGCAATAGTGGCGAAGGAGATCGTAAAAGAGCAACACAGGAAGATTCTTATAGCAGAGGTGATGCATTTCAAGGTAGTGATCCTCATGCTCATCACCAAAATAAAGCAGTCAAATTTTTTAAACGTCTTATAGACAATGTCGCAAATGATGGTGATGGTGTTAAAGCAGGCACACCTACTTATCAACGATTAACAAATCCATTAACAGATGGTGAGGGTGCTGGAGGTTTCTTCGGTAAACTTGTTAGTACGGCCGTAAATGCTAAAATCCATGGAGCAGATGTAGGTGATGCAGTAGAAAACTTTGCCATAGGTGCTGTAGCCGATGCAGTATATAATGCCGCTCCAAAAAGATCTAATGATTCTGAAGAAGAAGGTAGTTAATTATGTCTGCTAGTTTATACAATACATTTGGAAATGAAGTCAAGTATAGATATAATCAAGGCGTACTTACTGCTTACTTAGAAAACTCTACAATAAATTTTCCATTACCAGAAGCAAGTTCAGAAATTTTGGCTGAGATTGCCGTACCTGCAGGAACACCAATTGATTCTGCAACATTAGAAGCAGTTCAATCACGATTAATAAGAATTGGTTTTAAACGTAAAAATGCTAATGCTATGGCAAGTGTTTTAATTGCAGTAGCAGAGGTTCAAGGCATAAGTCCTATGTCGTATTTTTCAATGAATGAAAATACTTTACAATTAACTTTAGATGCATACGAATCTGTAAATGCATTAAGACCAAAAGGCAATAAGATAGATTTAAAACAACCTATAGTAAATTCGTCTACTCCAGACGGTAAATTTATAAAACCCTAATAAATACTTTATATGAATAGGTTTGCAAAAGGCAAATATGCCGTTATCAATACATCTAAATACGTAGGTACTAAAGATCCTACATTCAGAAGCAGTTGGGAATTAGCATTTATGAGAATGTGTGATAATCACCCTAATATAACCAAATGGGCAAGTGAAAATGTAAAGATTCCATATATGAATCCTATGAGCGGTAAGTATTCAAACTATGTCCCTGATTTTATGATTCAATATATTGATAAAGACGGCAAAGAACATGTAGAAGTAATAGAAATAAAACCTAGTAATCAAACTACTATGGAAAATGCTAGAACACAAGGACAACAAATTCAAACAGCCATAAACGCCGCAAAGTGGACAGCGGCGCAAGAATGGTGTCAACGTAAAGGCATACGTTTTAAAGTCATTAACGAAGACCAAATTTTTAGAAATAATAAACCACGTAAGCCTAAAAAAAGAGTTTCAAGACCTAGAATTAAGTAGAATAAATACTTATATGGAACAAATCACAGACGCACCAGTTGTAGACCATTTTTGGAAAAACGACGATCTAGGTTGGATAAGCATACCTAAAAATGCAAATATGGCAACAAGATATTTGTTAGAATACTACGGTTGTAAAAGACAACACTATAGTCAAATGCGAGAAGTCAAAAAAATGCTTATAGTGTTAAGAAATCCATACTATAGATTAATAAGTGGTTTGTTTGAATCTAATCTAAGAAAAGAATTTATGCCTTGGACTAATGTTGATTATGGATTGCTATTACAACATCTATATCATAATCCTAGAGATTTTGATGAACATGTTGAACCTCAAAGTGTTTTTATAAAAAATATCAAATTTACTCATATTTTACAATTTGAGTTATTAAACAAAGCATTTAAAGACATTGGAGTTTTCAAACCTAAAGTAGTCGATCATTTTATACATAAAGAAAAATTGCATAGTTCTAAAGCAGGAGACTTAAGGATAATACTTAACAATAATAGAAAATGGGTAGACCGTGTTGTCGAAAAATATTACACTAAAGATATAGAAGTTTACAAAAATCCCCACAGTTTATTAAAAACATAATATAAATACAAATATGACAAAGAAGTTAGAAGAAGAATTTAATTTACCTCCTATAGAGGAAGTTGAAAAATTACCTACTAAAGAAGAAGTAGATGATGAAATAGATGAAACAAAACATGCTTTGTCTGTCAGCGAAAAAATTAATTTAGCATTTAAAGAAATTAAAGGCCTTGAAGACCATGAAGTAGAAATGGACGACATAGGTAAAAAAGCATTAGAAAGTTATGAAACATTAATGCAACTAGGTATGAATGTTAGTGATATGGCGGCTGGTAAAGTATTTGCAGAAGCAAGTAATATGTTAAAGATAGCCTTAGATGCCAGTGATGCTAAAACAAAAGCCAAGTTACAGCAAATAGATCTTATGTTGAAAAAAGCAAGAATAGATAAGTTTAGTGATAAAGGTGGAGAAACTGAAAATATTCAAGCAACAGTTTTTGATAGAAATGATTTATTAAGTATAATTAAAGGTGATAAAAAAAATTAATTACGCCATGTAACTAATTTAAATCTTTCTTTTGGTAAATTTAAATGTTCCGTAGTCCACTTGCTTTGCCCTACAAAATCTAATTCAATCCATTTATCTTTATTTTTAAGTTTGTAATCCGCAAAGTTTTGCCAGTCAGTATTGAAAAGTATATTTTCTATTTCTTCCTTTTTCTCTAATACGTTATCTAAATTATTATCGTCCCATTCGTAGTGAAAGAGTTCCATTGTATTATATCTGTTATCGTCAACGTAATCTAAACTAATATCTATACCCCATTTAGTTTTTAATCTAGTCATCTTATTAATTAAATGATTGCCTTCTGCCCAATGACCTAGTTGCTCTAGGGCATAACCATGATAACCTTTACGTTCAAATAAGTATGAATGATTTATGTGTGGACCAGTAACACTATCTGATTCTATCCAGGGTTTTGCTATTGCACGCCTGTATCTTACAAAGTCTGCCTCTCCCATATTTACTTTAGCATACTCTTGTTCAAGAGGACAAAGATCATACCCGCTTTGGTCGAATAAATGTAATGCGTCTGGATTAGGGCAATGCATTTGCTCTATTGCTGTACCCCAAGAACCTCTTGTATCAAAAGCATTATCGGATATATTAAACATACTTTTATTTAGTAAATAAATACAATAGATGCAACAAACACTTACAAGAGATATTCTTCCTTCGGAAATAGTTTTTAACCAAATCTATTTTAAAGAAAAATATTCAAAAAATGAATTCTTAGAAAGAATAGATAAATGGAAATATTTTTTAAAAGAAACTTGTAAGGCAGAAAAAGGTCAAAAAATATTATTAGCAAAACTTGTAATTGATGTAGATTATTTTGCACTTTGTTTTGCATGTTTCGAACTTTCATTAAAAATAGTAATTGTGGATTATAATCGTCCAGATAACTTTAATAATAAAGAATTTATAGATCCTAAAACTAAATTACTATCACCTATTGATATCTTATTATATGACATTAAGAATATGTATAAAGTAAAATTCTTTAAACAATGTTCTAAAAAACAATTTGATCTTAACAATGTTGATATAGACAAATTGTATTATGAAGTTATAGATAACATGCCTGAACCAACAGACATATTAATGGTTTGTACATCTAGTGGAACTACAAATACACCTAAAGTAATAGAACACACACATCAGTTTTTATTTGAAATCAGCAAGAGAAATTCAGTAGCATTTAGTGGTAATGTTGTACACAATAAAAATTTAATGCATGGGAGTAGCATGGCAGTATATTTGTTACCATCATTAATGTCTGTTGACGTGAAAGAGCATATATTAGTTCCAGAGGTTGCGTATAAAAAACTTTGGGAAGATTTGAAAGATCTAAATGTAAATCATTTAATGATACCTTACATACATCTTGCTGTTGAATTTTTTAAAGGACTTTTAGATATTCAATCTAAGTGGAGTGAATGTACAATTAGTTTACTGTCTTATATTCCAAATGAATTTAAAAAATATGTGGAGTACGGATATGTTAATAAAATCGAATCCATATTTGGTTCAAATGAAACGTCAGGACCTACACTATTATCTGTTCTAAACAAAGACAATGTAAATACTTTTACATCAAAACAATTTAAAAAGTTAGACGACTTCTACGATATCACGTTAGATGAAAACAATACCTTAAATGTAGGAATGCCGATTTATAATAAATGTATTAATACAAATGATGTATTCAAAAAAGACAATGAATTATTTTTACATGCAGGTAGATATGATTTAATAAGAATCAATGATGTAGAAATTAACTTACAGGTATTAGAGCAGATTGAAAAAGATTGTGATTATGATATAAGTATAGTTACTGATACAATAGAAAATAGAATTTATTTAGGTGTTTGGGATAATATTTCTATTGATAATTACAATACGACAATAAATAGTATTAATAATAAACTGGCAAACAGTTTTAATACAACAGATGTATTTGTGTCAAAACATGCATTTTTAAATAAAGATGAGTTTTTTAGTGGCGTAAAACTAGACAAAGAGTTATGTAGAGAGCATTTTAGAAATGTTTAAAGGTATAAACAATCACCTTAAAAAGAGTAATGAAACATACTTTAGCCATGTGATATGGGCATTTAAGGCAGGATTTAGATTAGTATGGGCCGGCATTGCAAGTTTTATTCACGGGATCTTTCCTAACTTATTTCCAGGTACTGCGGCTAAGACTGTAATAGATCTATATCACGAAAGGTTAGTTGATCATCCAAATAAGGATTACGAAGAATACATCAAAGAATACGAAAAATGATAAATAAGTACATCAATTGGAGTTTTTTATTATGGAACTAAAAAAGTATATAGCAGAAGCATTTAGTAAAGAATACGGATATAGAGTCAAAATCGCAAGTGACTGTGGTTCTGAGCATATGGATATTATAGAAAAATGTTTAGCAAAATATAATCTTGTAAGTACAAGTCCTTTTAAAAGAACACCAATTGAAGAAAACCCACAAGAATTTTTAAGAGCAAAAGGCGTAAAACTTGTTTCAGAAGTTTGTGCTACAGACATTGTACTTAAATACCCAGTCAACGAAAGAATACTAGAAGTTTGGTTAGCAGTAAACCTAGGACTTGATCATGAAAGAGTTCTATGTTATGGTGTTAAAGAACCTAGAAGACTAGAAGCAGATATTCAAGCAGAAAGAAAAGCAAATGATGTAGATAGACAAGTTGACATTGATCCAGAAAACATTGACATGAAAGATGGCGATGATGCATTCGAACACTATGAAATGGAAAATGAAGACGTTGACTTTAGCGAAGCATTATTTGGTGAAGAGTATAATAAAAAATTCTTAGATGAACTTAACAAAATCAAAGCAGAAAAAGGTGCAGACTACTTCAGGAACTATCCTAGTAAAGATGAACTAATGGGTGATAACTTAAGGCCTACTTATGATACACTTGTTGGTACACCTAACATGGGAAGAGGTGCAGAAAGCACAAAACAAGTTGACAATATTGCACAACACGGTTCAAGAAGTAGATAATTCTACTACAAATGAACGTCGATTATCTTAAGAAAATTTCCGTCGAAGACCCTTATTATCATGGGTTAGGTATGATTAAATTAAGAGTAAGACATACTCAAAATAAATTTTACAACTATCATTTTTTCTCAAACAAGTATTTAGAACAAATTTGTGATGACGTACACAATCATTTATACAGTTTTAAAAGTAAATTAGTTCAAGGAACGGCAATCAACGAATATTACAAGTACACACCTGTAGATCACGAAACAGAATGGGTATTAGAAATGACAGATTGTCTAGAAGGACAAGTACCCGAAGTTATACATGAAAACGTAGAATTAGAACTTATTGAAAAAATACAAACAAACGAGGGTGAAGGATACCATTGTGATAAAGATGATTTTCATAGGTTTGTTCCAGTCTCAGACCATGTTGTAACATATTCTCAACACTATACAGAAGATGGTCATAGAGGTTTATTTGTTAGAAATAAATCAATTCCCTTTGTGTGTGCATTCAGCGAGCCTAAGCAAAAAGAAAATTGTTGGGAAATAATTGACTCAATATTGAAAGAAAATGATAAATAAAAGTATGAAAAAGGAAAACTTATCAGAAAACGAACCAATGGCAAAGCCTATGGACCCTAAAGTGGCACAAGGTGCTCAAGTCATTAAAAGAGATATCGGAAGTCAAGATTCCGGTGAACTTACAAGACGAGCATTCGACAAAGCCGCAGACGATCAAAGTGATTCTATTCCACCGATTCTTGCAAATGCATTGAAACCTTATATAAAAGTTCTTAGTGATATCATAAGCACTCCTAAATATAGAGCAAGATTTGTTGCTATGATTAGGCAAATGAACTTAGAAATGGGTAAAGATAGCAAAGACGCAGAACCTTTAGCGGCATCAAAAGAATTTAATGATGATGCAGTAAACGAAAGTATCGCTGAATTAAGAAAACTAGCAGGTCTAAATGAAGGTTTGGGATATGCAATGCCTTCAGAGAGTGAAGACTCTGAAAGAGTAACATATTCAAAAACCAAAAAAAAAGGTGACGCACAGGTAACAATATCTGCAAATGCAGACAGCATGGATGAACTTCATGATGTTCTCAAGTTAGCAGGTATTACCTTGCCTAAGTCAAACGACGAAGAGCCAGAAGTTGACAGCAGAGACGTTGATCATGATGACGAAGAACATCATGATGATGGCGAAAAAATTGCTGTAGTTTCCCCAGCAGATGCATCTTACTCCACAGATAAGCAAACGTTACTCAACGTTATAAAAGATAAACTTAAAAAAGCAATAAGTTAAAAAACTTTCTTATAAATACTGTATATGGCAAGAGGAACAGCAGATACCAGTCTTGTCAAGCAAGGTTTCAGTAAAGTAGCCTATACGCCTGATACGATTGAAGATTTTAAGAATTGTGCGGATTTAGATGATGGTCCATTATATTTTATGGAGAATCATGTTAAGATCCAGCATCCTACTCAAGGTGGTATTAACTTTCAACCATTTACATACCAATTAGAACTAATTCAAAATTATAACGATTATAGATACAGTATTAACATGCTGGGCAGACAGATGGGTAAAACTACTGTGGCGGCAGGATATTTGTTGTGGTATGCTATGTTTAAACCTGACAGCACAATATTAGTTGCGGCACATAAACAAGCAGGTGCTCAGGAAATTATGCAACGTATTAGATATGCGTATGAAAGTGTACCAGATCACATAAGGGCAGGTGTCATAGAATATAATAAGGGTAGTATTACATTTGATAACGGAAGTAGAATAGTAGCAAGTACAACTACACCAAACACTGGTAGGGGTATGTCTCTTACACTAGTTTACTTAGATGAGTTTGCTTTTGTTCCTCAACGTATTGCAGAGGAATTTTGGACAGCACTATCTCCTACATTAGCAACAGGCGGTAAATGTATAATAACAAGTACACCAAATAGTGATGAAGATACGTTTGCTATGATTTGGGGACAAGCAAATAAACTTTTTGATGAACATGGTAATGAGCAAGATGTTGGAGTAAACGGCTTTAAACCAATGTTAGCAAAATGGGACCAACATCCAGACAGAGATAATAATTGGGCAACTGAAGAAAGAGGTAGGATTGGTGAAGAACGTTTTAAAAGAGAGCATGAATGTGAATTTATCATTTATGACGAAACATTAATCGATCCTCTTAAACTTGTAAACTTAAAAGGTAACGAGCCTATTTTAAAAGCAGGTCAAGTACGTTGGTATAAACATCCATCACCAGAAATGATTTATCTTGTAGCATTAGATCCTAGCACAGGTACAGGAGGCGATAATGCCGCTATACAAGTATTAGAAGTCCCTACAATGACTCAAGTTGCAGAATGGTGCCATAACAAAACACCTATTGAAGGCCAAATAAAAACAATGATGGAAATTATGCAATACATTAAAAATACATGTCAGGCCCAAATTTATTGGACTGTAGAAAATAATGCAATTGGAGAAGCCGCTTTAGTTGTTATTAGAGATACAGGCGAAGAAAGTTTTCCAGGTGACTTTTTACATGAATATAAAAAAATTCAAGGTAAAAAAGGACGTAAAGGTTTTCATACAACTCATAAAAACAAAATGGAAGCCTGCCTTCAATTAAAACGTTTAGTTGAAAACGATAAGATTAATATCAAAAGTAAAGCATTTTTAAGTGAACTTAAAAATTTTGTTGCAGTTGCTAATACTTTTAGAGCAAAACCAGGGCAGACTGATGACTTAGTTATGTCAATGGTAATTGCAATAAGAATGGTTGAATATGTAAGTAGTTTTGAAGATGATGTTTATAATGTAGTTAATAGTAGTCTTTCTTACAATCCAGGAGAAGATGACGAGAGCGATTCACCTTTGCCAATTGGTATTCTTTGATAAATAGTATTGGAGACAATTAAATGGCAGTAAATTCTAAAACAGTAGCAGAAAAAATCTTTAATGTACTTAAAGGCTATGGCTTTGACGTAAAAACATTTAATGATGAAGGAAAATTAGTAATAGATCCTATGGAAGGTTCTAGATTTGCTGTTGACAATCCTAACATTTTAGTTCGTTTAGATAATTCTAAAAATGAGTTACAATTATCAACAAGCGAAGATTTAAGTGATCATAACATCAGAGGAATGCTAAAAGAATTAGCACAAGATTACTTAATAGATTTTGATTTTAAAGTATTTGATAAAAAAATAAAACCTAAGGGTGAACAAATAGATGTCAGTAGAAAAGCGGAGAGAGACATGGCAGATGTAATGGAGGCAAGTTTAGGGAGAATGACTGGTAGTTCTAAAACTAGTTATCAACCTTTAGAGAACGTAAAGATAGTAGTTCGTCATAAAAAACCTGTAAACGAAGAGATACGCGGTGCTAGAAGCAGAAATATCCACAGTATCTTTATACAAAGAGGTGACGAAAGATTTAAGATGGCGGAAAATAATTTACAGGCCGCTAGAGCAATGGCTCGTCATATGTATAATGGTGGCGAGATGTACGATTCAACAGGTGCTACAATTATTAAAATGGCAGAAGATTACAAACAACTCCGCGAATTTGTAAGATATGTAAAAAATGCTAAGTTAGTAAATGAAAGCAATCAAGAGTTTGTAGAACTTGCTATAGAGAACATTAACAATATAAGAACAGCATTTAAAAGATTGCATGGCGCAAAGAGTTATGCTACTGCTGTTGAATCAATTAACAATTTTAATACTACAGAAATATTAGAAGATGATTTAGATTTAGAAAGTAAATTTACTGAAACACACTTTGATGACAAAGTTGCCAATGTAATGGATAATTTAAAACATCTTGCTGGTAAGAGAAAGGCATTTGAAAATAATATAATGTCTGCTATAGAAAATGAAACATTTGAAAACTTAAAAGAAATGTTAGAAGAAGCAGATGTAGTAAATTTTGACACACCAGAAGCGAAATTAGGTCATCAAGTAAGTCAATTAGGTCATTCATCTAAAGATGAAAACCTTTCTAATTACTTACATGATTTAAGTAGTAAGATACAGAGTGGTGCACCAATGAGTCAATTTGAATATGGTGCTATCAAGAGTTGTTTGTTAAGTGCTAACACAACAGAAAGCAAAAGCAAGCCTATTGATGAAGCAGACTCATATGAAGCATTTTTAGACCA